AGCCCTTCGGTACACCCTTGGGCTTGAACCGACGAAACTCGTCGTAGAGCGAGGGATCAGTCTGCCTCGCTGTATGTTCGTTTGTGTACGGCATCAATCTTGATCCTCTCTCACAATGGTCCCATCTTCTGCGACCTTAAACCCAAAAGGTACAGCTATCGTATCACATCGACAGTTAGGGTGCATAGGCCACGCTGTAGGCTGCCACTGTCCTCTTGTTCGCCCTACGTTGGTGCCATTACCGAGAAGCTCAGCAGCGCGGAATACTTTTGGTGTACCTTCAGGAGCAAAGGCTTCCCTGCAATACTCACAGGCGTTCGTCTCAGGGATGCGAGCCACTTGTGCGTTGTCTCCATACGCACGGAGCGCATAGGAGATGCGCCCCTCGTTGTGTGCTCCTTGAAGCTCTGTTGTGGCGATGCGCTTCCAGTTGTGAGCGTAGTACTCCGTGCGATCCGCAAGCGCCCCCGCGAGAGCGCGTGCATCGCGCTTTGTTGCGAGCGATGTGGCGAGCTCCTCTCGTACCTGAGCCAAGCGCGCTTGTCTCTTTGTTGCGTCCGCCTCTTGAACGATCTGCTCTCCCGCCCATACCTCACCGACAACATTATCTAGGTCATCGTGCAAGATGTTACCAAGACCGCGTATGTATTCACCGCCACGAAGTATAGCGCGCTCATATCCTGCGGCTTCTGCGGGGCTCATCCAGCTCGGCGGCTCAATGGACGGAGACGCAGAGATCTCAAGGGCAGGTGCGGAGGACAGCGCCCCGCCCTCCTTTCGTTCCTCTGCCTCTTCGCGGGTCATCGAACGAAGATCCTCTACCTTAACCTCAACGTGAGGGAGCCACTGCGCGATGCTCCACTCGCGCATTTTCTTGCGCTCTTGTGGCGACGCCTCGTCCATCTTCGCGCCTGCGACAGCGATGAACTCAAAGGGGCCGAGGCCACTTGCGCCTATCTTCATACCCTCCATCGCGTCCTCACTGATAAGTCCTGCGTCAAAGAGCTCCCCGATACGCGCTGCGCTGAGCCCAGACCTCTGCGCGCCTAAGAACTCAACGAGGAAAGCGTCGTGGTGTAGCAGTGTGAGTCGAAGCTCCTCTTGTAACAGCTCAGCCTTCGTCACTTGGATCCTCCGATACTCCGCTCACCAGCGCGTCAATGTCTTTCGACAAACGAGACAAGCGCTCTCGATACATCTTCTCTGCTTGCTCCGCGATGTCAACAAGCAGATCAACCTCGCCACCACGAGTTACGAGCGCCTTGCTCAATGGCTCTACACTCTTCTTCGTCTTACAGCGTGGGTGATCCTTGTGGAGCAGGTCATCGTCTTGCGTGTACTTGGCGTTGCCTCCCCCCATAACGATCTTCAAGAACGCATTGACGCGGGCGTAGGACCAACTCTGTCGGTTTTGAGAAGGGCGGTGACTCACACTAAATGCACCCGCGCCTCTCCGATACACGCTCTTGAGCGTTGCCAACGACACCTTCTGCCACTTGTGCTCCGCCTTCTCGTTGTGCGCTTTGACCTTCTCGCGTAGGGCGTCCTCGATCTGCTTTGTGAGCTTGATCTTTGCTCCACTCGTACTAGAGCGCGCTGAACCCTTGGGGTTCTTCTTGCTCCCCTTAACACGCTCGTGTGGCTCTGCGGGCGTGTCTGCTCGCTCGCTCCTCGCTTTGCGGAGGCCGTCGTTCAGCGCAGCATGGGCAACGATACGCGCAGCACGCTCAATGCGAGAGGTGAGCTCGTCCAGTGTCAGCTCCGAAAGCTCGGTGGGCGTTGCTTCAAGGTGTAGCTTCATTGTTTGCCCTTCTCACTCTTTTTGGGACACGCTTAGGTACTTTTTTCTTCTTCGCTGCCTCTTTACGTTCCCTCTCCGCCTTCTTGCGTAAGTCTGCCGCTCTCTTGCGCTTCATCGCCCTCTGCTCCTCCGCCTTCTTACGCTTTGCGTCCCGCCTTTTTGCCGCCTCCTTACGCGCGGCGTCCTTCTCCTTCTGCTTCTCCTTGCGCTCCGCGTCCTTCTCCTTCTGCTTCTCCTTGCGCTCCGCGTCCTTCTCCTTCTGCTTCTCCTTGCGCTCCGCGGCTTTCTCCTTCTGCTTCTCTCGGATCTCCGCTCGCTTCTCGGCCTGTGCTTTTTTGCGCTCCGCGTCCTTCTCCTTCTGCTTCTCCTTACGCGCGGCGTCCTTCTCCTTCTGCTTCTCCTTACGCGCGGCGTCCTTCTCCTTCTGCTTCTCTCGGATCTCCGCTCGCTTTTCCGCTTGTGCTTTTTTGCGCTCTGCCTGCTTGTCCTTCGCCTCCTCCCTACGAGCAGCTTGCTTGTCCTTCGCCTCCTCCTTGCGTCGCTCCTTCCGCTCCGCCTCTTGCTTGCGGAACTCAAGCTCGCGCTCCTGTGCTTCTTTCGCGGCTTTGTTCTTCTCTTGGCGCTCTTTGAGCCTTGCCACCAACTTCTCGCGAGTCATCTTTTCGCGAGCCTCTTGGCGCTCTTTGTTCAACGACTCACGCATCTTGGCTTTTGCCTCTGCGATCTTGTCCTTGTCAATCTGCTTGAGTCCTCTGCGTGACGCGCTTTCAAGATCGTTTAGGTCTGGCGCGTTATCGTTCTCCATTGTCGCAGTCTTATATGCCTCGACAGCAGTGATCAGCGTGAGCAGTGCGATGGCTTTGCCCACGTCTTTTACAGGGAGGCTAATCTTACCATCCTTCACTGGTGCGATGGCGTCGATAGCGTCAGCCAAAGGTTCTAGTTGCTCGTTCTCTCTGAGCGTCTCGGTCAGCGTCTCGTGTTGCTCCGCTGCTGCCTCTAGGTCGGGGGACTCGTCCTCTGAAGATGTCGTATCGGCACCATCGGTAGAAGGGGCATCGTCCTCCGCGCTGGTAGGACCTTCACTCTCAAGCAGATCCGCCAACTCCCTCACCATGGAGGCAACGTCCTCCGCTCGTCGCCTATCTGCTTCGGATTCCTCGCCTTCTACGTTCGGTGCAGACTCACCATCGTCGACGAAAGTAGGATCATCGAAAGAGAGCTGCTCCTGCTCCCCCATAGGGGCTTCCGTCATCGCCTCAAACGTGCCGCTATGGTCTACGTCTGAGTCAAGCATCGACGACGCTATCTCTTCAGGCTCCCAATCGGTACCGAGGTCACCTAGTTCATATTCGATTATGGTGGACGCGATCCGAGATACATCCTCACCACCTTGGTCTAGTGCCTCAAGCAACGGGTCGGCACCGAGCAAGATATATGAGGCGTCCTGAAGCTGAACTGCGAAGCCCTCCGTTGTATCTTCTAGCGGATCAGGAGAAGCATCAAGAACGGCGTTCTCAAGACCAACCTCGCGTATGTAGTCCATTGTTAGCTGACCGCTCGACGTGCGCTCCTCTGTGGCTCCTTGTTCCGCTTGGCCTTCTCTTTGTTCTTTGGGGCGCTTGTAGATGTACCTCCACCCCATGCGTCCGTCTCGCACTGCACGAACGCGGCGAATGTACTTGTGACCTGCGCGCTCCCCTCCAGCCCCTGCCTTCTTTAGTTCTTCGTCCGCACGTTCCATTTGAGCATAGACCTTATTTGCCCACCGCTCCCCTGCGTCACCACCCCAAAGAAGCCACGAGATGTACGCCGCGCTTGTGCGATCCTTATGGTGCTCTTTGTACGCAGAGTGGCGAGCGAAGAACGAGCGCATACGCTTGATCGTACTAGGGGAGACTCGCCCTCCCGAAGCGAGAGTCGCCGCTCGTTGGACACCGCTACCGATGCCGTGTGCGCTTGCTTGCGATGTACTCAGCCCGCCGCGTCCGTGTTCGCGACGCAACTTGAGCCCCCTCTTTGCTTCGTCACGTACTCCCTTGGGGGGGACGAAGTTGATGTGGTCATACTTCTTAGGGATGGATCCCTTACGGAGCACAAAGGAGGCTGTTTTCATCGTTATATCTCCACCGAAACATGGACCCTACGAGCCTTGAAAGCATCTTCAAAACCCGACGCAGTCTCCTCTTGTTGCTCACTCTCCTCGATCCCTGCGCCCTCGTCCTCTTGTTGCTCGCTCTCCTCGATACCAGCACCCTCGCCCTCTGCGCTCATTTGATCTCCGCTATCCATGTCCATCCCGATGTCACCTTCCGCCCCGTCTGCGCCCATCGTACCCGCGATGTAGGTCTGATTGAGTATGATGTCGCCACCTTTGGCAAGTGGCTCTAGGCCGTTAGCTGCGCGGACCTCGTTGATGGTCATATAGTGCGTGACCTTGTCGAGGTCGCTCTTGAGCTTTGAGTCAGCGTCCTCGGCGTCGAGGCCAACAAAACGCAGCGTAAGATCGGGGTCGATCTCGTGGATGATCCACCTGTTCAGCCACCCTTGCACCTGACGGAGCAGCGGGCGTAGACC